ACGCATAGCGAAGATTAGACCAGTAGGACCAGTCATTGGCTGAACACCAGCGATATCGTAAGCGATTAAGTTAGGCATAGAACGACGAACCAATGAAATTAATACTGGATCGAAGATATCTACTGAACCAGCACTAGCAGTTGAAGAAGATGCACCCATAGCATTGCTAGGTGCTGCTTCGCCCAATAGTGTTGGAGCAAAATGACCACCATTAGATGCTTGCTCTCTGGCTGCCACTTCTTGGTTTTCTAAAAGTTGAGCAATTGTTGCCTTTTTATGAGAATCCTTAATTGGGTCTAATTCAGGATGCTCTAGGACAGGTTGCCACTTTTCAGTTAAGTTTGACATTTCTGTTTCTCCTTGTTAAAATATATTTTATTTACGAATGCCTTTACTAATAGCACTCATGTAAGCAGACATTTCTGGAGCAACTTTCACTTCATTTTCATCATCAATTTCCAGAGGTTCATCATCTAGTTCTTCAGTAATAACTTCTTTCTCTTCTTTAGGGAAATAGTTTTCCTTCAAAGTATCAATCTTTTCCTTATAAGACTCAGCATCATCAAAGTCAACACCCTCTGCTAGGGATCTCAACTTTACTGCTTGAGACTCAGTTAAGTCATCTTCTGCGTCAGCAAGGATACCATCCTTAGTAGACTCAGCAATTTGTTTTTTCAATTCAATGTTCTTTTCCATTTCCTCATTGACTTGAGTTTCTAACTCTTGCATCTTAGATGCCATTTCGTCAACTAGGTCAACTTTCTCTTCAGGGATGTCGATATAGTTTTCAGCGAAAAGATTTCTAAGACCTTCCATGAAGTTCTCAGTGATTTCAGATTTAACACCTGCTTCAATAGCAAGTTTATTCTCTTCCATCCACTCTTCAGCGACATACTCTAGATACTCGTCTAGTTTATTAGTCATTGACTCGATAATTTCTTCCTTCTCTGCTTCTAGTTCTGCTTCCATATCAACAGTAACTGACTCAAGAACTTCGTTTACCTTAGAAACGATTGCTGCTTCAAAAACAGTAGTCGCTTTAGAAACGAACTCTTCAGATAGTTCTTCACCGTTGAACATTGCAGAAACATCTTCAGAAACATCTACATCATCAGAAGAAATCTTTTTAATTTCTTTGATAGACACAGCAGTATCTTCTGCTTCTTCATCAGCATCAAAACCTTCAACTTTTAGTGCTGCCATAATTTTCTTATATGACGCACCTAGATCTGACTTAGACATACTCTTCATTGCGTCCATTGCTGCAGTTACCATAGCAACTTTAGTTTTTGGAACTGAAGAACCCTGCTTAGGATTGTCGTTCTTATCAGCATCGTTAGGTTTTGCACCTGGAGGTGTGTTCTCTTTAGTTTGTGGATCTGGCACTTCAGAAGGATCCCCGAAAGATGCCTTTACCTCATCTAATTGCTCATCATCTTGAACGACAACTTCTTCATTCTCGATAATGTTTTCTTGTTCTAAATCTTTATCAGACATTTGGAATGCTCCTATTAAATTTAATATCTTTTTGTTAGTAATTATTTATAAAAAATAATAACTTTACTTTCCAAGAGAGTTTAAGAAGTTTTCAAATATAGCGAACTTCTTTGCCTCAACTTCCTTAACGGACATTTTAGAGACTTGTTCACGAACTTGCTCTGCCTCTCTTGCTGTCCAGATACCATTTTCAAAAACCCATTCTGTTCCTTCCATGATACCATTGACGAATGCAGATGGAGCACTTGGATCGGCAACGATATCACCTGCCGTAGCAAGGTAAAAATCTTTACCAACTGTCTGAGCACCATTCTTACTCATCTGTAGGGTTCCCATACCACGAGAACTAACTCCTAGTTGAGCACCCTCTTTAATTAAAGACTTAACAATCCCACCATAAGGTGTTTCTGTCATAATCTTTGCTTTTCCTACAAAATTATCACCGTCTTGTTTTAAGTCTGTGATCATATGTGAAACTCTTTCTAGATTAATAGTTGGACCTTGTGGATGTCCTAACTCACCGTATGCTCTTTTCTTTTCAACATACTCTTTATTATATCTATTAACTTCTTTTTGTAATACTTCTACTGGGTAAACTCTACCATTACGGTTTTTAATATTACCTTGCATAAAGACACCTTCGATAAAATAGTTTTTCTTACCACTCTCGTCTTTTGCTTCAGTTATGTATTGAATTCCTTCTTCGATTACTTCTGATAATAGTTTCATCTTTATGCTCCGTCTTCTGCTATCTTAGTTGCGAAACAACCAGCAGCACCTGTTATAGTATCTTTAGGTCTTTTACGAATAATAACTTGACCATTCGCAGGAATACGAACAGAAACTTGATTACCAGCATAGTTACCGTGCTGTCCGTCACCAGTATCAGTTGCAGTGTTTGCGATTGTTACTGTTCTAGCAGTTCCATCATTTGACAAATGAACACAAGTTGCCAAAAAGACATTTGTTGCCGAACCTGTTGCTACTGTATTTGCTAATGGTTTCATTATACTTCTACCTTATCTGAATCGTCTATTTTCTGTGATGTTGGTGCAGATACATATACTCTTCCACTTCCATCTTTATAGTCTATGTAAACTTCACCTTTAATACTTTTTAATGCCCTTGAAATTGTATCCATTGTTTTTGAATTAAACACCACCATTGCGTTACCAGTGTTTTCAAATGCTGTAAAAGTTACCATTTTAGTTCTTTTATCATAATATGCTGGATATTCTTGTCCAGCACCAAACTCTTTAAAGATAGCAAGAACTGCTTTTTCATTTACACCAGTTCCAACTGGATCAATAGGCATACCCTTATAAAAGTCGTTTGAAGATTTTGCTATTTTATATTCGTAAATATCTTTAAACTTCTTCATTACTTCTTTCCTTTCTTGTATGACTCGTCTTCCATTTCATCTTCATCAGAATCGTGGTAACCTTTGCCATCACAATGTCCGCACTCTTCACCATCTACTTTGCCTTCACCTTTACACTTAGGGCATTCCATTTTTTCTTCATCTAATTCAACATCCTCTTTAATAGAACCGTTGAATACATGGTCTTGTCCAGGTGCAGCATAGTAGTCAGTCTTAGTAACCATGTGCATATTTTTGAAATCTTCCTCACCCTTAGAACGAGGTTTTAAAGTAGTGCCTTCGTCATCAGAATCTTTTTGGCCAATCATATCATCAGCAGAAAGACCTGTGCCTTCTTGTAGTTCTAGTTCTTCTAGAAATTGTTTAAACTTCTTCATCGTTAGTAACCTCTTCTTCTGTTTCTGTGCTCATAAAAGATGCAGCAATATTCATTTTCTCGATCTCAACTGCGTCTCTTATTTTATCCATCATTAGAGTATTTACAGAACTTTTAAACTCTGAAGGATTACCCTCCATAGCACTTATAACCGCATCTCTCATAGTAACTTCGCTCATGTTAATCTCCTTTTGTAATTATTTATAATTTTTAGAAACCGACATCGTCATCTTCATCTTCTTCAGGTGCTTCTGCCTTTTCCTTTTCAATTTGTTTATCTTCTTGTTTAATATCATCTTCGGTTTGACGAAGAACTGTTTTACGAATATATTCGTTAGAGAAGTATTTACCAGCATACTCTTCAATGTCACGGAGTAGTCCTAGTCTTTCTCTTAATACTTCACCCTCTTTAATTTCAGCGAAGTAGTTGTCTTCAATAAAGTCAAACTTAATGATGTCTTTCATATCATTCCATTCTGCTCTCGTAATTACACCTTTAAGTAGTAATTGTCTTTCAAGAATAGTAATGAATAATTCTGAGAACTTAGTTCTTAGTCTATTTACGAAACGAGTGAACTTTAATTCGTCACGAGTAATCTCGTTAGCACGACCCATATTAAATGCATTCTCTGCTTCTAAACGAGTAGTAGGAACATTTAATGATTCGTATAGTTTTTTCTTGAAATATAAAACATCATCTAACTCACCCAAGTTTTGTCCACTTGGTAGTGTAGATATTTCAGTTCCACGACCACCCTCTCTACGAGGTAACCAATAGTCTTCAAGCATTGTCATAAACTTACGGTCGTCACGAACTTCACCAGTGTTCGCATCGTAAACTAATTTGTTCTTATGCTTTGCCATCATATCTCTGAGATATTGTTCTGCTTTACCTTTAGGCAGATTACCAACATCGATATAAAAAATTCTTCTTT